TGCCGGTGTTCTCCTGATGTTTTCCATCCTGTTCATTGTCGCCTGTTGGATCCTCATCCCATGGCTGGCGACATCCACCACGATCCCCCTGCCGCTGCTCCTGCTGCTGATCCTGCCGGTGCTGGTGGTGGCCGCCGACTACCTGCAGCCATGATCACCTGGATTCGCGATCGACTCCCCACTGCAGCCGATGCTGACCCCTTCGGCATGGTGCGCTGGAATCCCATGCTCCCCGGCATGCTCATCCCCTGGCATGAAGTCCGCACCGGTGAAGTCTGGTCGCGTTCTGCCGCATGGCAGGAAAACTCAGAGCATGGACACTGAGCCCGGTTCGCTGCTCCAGCTCGTTGACCGGCTCGGGAAGCTGGAAGGCCTCATTATCGGCCTGCAAACATCCATCGGCCAGTCGCAGACCCAGACCACTGCCTTCATGGCACGGGTTGAGCGCCTTGAATCGCGGCAGGTGGAGCTCGAGCGCAACATGATCACCAAGGATGACATCAGCAGCCTGGTCGCCAAGGTGGACGCCCTGGCCACCAATGATGCACGGCAGCAGGGTGGCTCAGCAGTCGCTACATGGTCAGTGCAGCAGATCGCCAGCTGGGGTGCGTTGATCATCGCCATGCTGGCCCTGGTGGGCGTCGGCGCCAACCGTGATCGAATCCAACACCAAACGCCTACGCCGGCCGGGCGGACTGCTTCGCCTTAAACAAATCGATCAGCTCACGGTAGTAAGGCACCAATCCCGTTGGATCCGTGCCCCTGATCCCGTACACCATCAGCGGATCACCGGTCGCCACGCTCCACTGGCCTGGGGCTGCTTTGGATGCCGTGAACCCGATCACGCCGGCCATGGTGGACTGGGCATCAAACATCGAACCGGACGGCAGCACCTGGAACTCCCGCCCGTAAATCTTGGCGCCGTCGCTGAACTCAAAAATCTGCAGCTCGCCCCATGCCACGGATGTTTCGGGCATCGCCACGCAGCGCCTGGTTCAGGTTTCCGGTCACACGCCCGGCTCATCAACCTCAGACGGGCCACGGCATGGCATGACCGGGCCGGTGCATGGCGCCTCGATGCCACGGCTGCTGCAGAGTGCGCGGAATGCGGCCATGGCGCGGGTGCCGCTGGCATCCTCGACGCAGTAACCCTGGCCGCAGACCCGCCAGATGGGTTGGCCGTTACGGATGATCATCTCCTGAGTAGGCAGCTGGCGCAGGTCCATGCTCAGGCGGTGACTGGGGTAGTTTGCCAGTATGTACGGGATATGCACGGTCCCTGAGATCGGCTGCTGTGACTGGCCTGCCACTACGACATCCGCGAAGTGGATGAGGATCTGTATCTGGCTGTACTGGCCTGTCGTAGAGGCCAAACTGCAGTGGTGACGGGCGATCAGGCCGCTGCTGCAGATCAGCCGCAAGGGACTGCAGGGGACCACAAGGGCCCATAATCTCGCGGATTATGTACCGGCCGTCCATCGGTGCATCGGCTCCCGATTCTGCGCGTCGTATTCCCCCATGGCCAGCGTGAACGTCCATCGGGGCAGGCTGTACCTGCTGGCCAAGGTGCCACGGCGGGATGGCTCGCCAGGCTTGCAGCAGTGCCGGATCGCCCTGCGGATGGATGACACACCGGTCAACCGCCGTACCGCCGCAAAGCAGCTCCAGACGCTGGAGCGACAGCTGGCGACGGGGACGTTTGAGTGGGCCTACTGGACCGATCAGGAGCAGGGGATCACCTGGCGGGAGGCGATTGCCAAGCTGCACCGCGCCAAGGTCGTCCTGGGGCGCACCAGCGAGAGCACCTGGGAGATCAACTACATGGGCCGGCTGCGGCAGATTCCGCCCAGCTCCACGGTCACCACCGACTCAATGGCGCAGGCGCTGCAGCGCTACGACCGTTCGACATGCAGCTACAAAGAGCTGTGGTATCTGCTGCAGAATCTCGCCCGGCTGGTGGGCGTGCCATTCCCTGAGCTGCCGGTGCCCACCTACGGCCAGGCTGAGCTGGTGGCGGTGCCCACCGATGCGGAGATCATCGCGTGGGTAGAAGCGGCCGGGCCCGCAGCAAGCTGGTATTTCGGGATGATGGCCACCTATGGCCTCAGGCCGCACGAGATCGAGGGTGCGACGCTGATCGACCGGGATTATTGCCAAGTGGCAGAACGCACTAAAACCGGATTCAGGACAGTGGTGCCATTGCCCCGCGAATGGGTCGAGCGGTTCAGGCTGCGCGATCGGCGGCTGCGGCCTAGCAAGACCAGTGCGGGGCGTGCGGACGCCTGTTCCCGCTGGCTGCACAAGGAAATCCGCCGGCTGGGCTTGCCATGGCGCCCCTATGCGCTGCGGCACGCCTACGCCGGCAGGCTGTGGCGCGAGGGCGGTGGCCGGCTGGACATCTACACAGCGGCCAGGTTGATGGGGCACACAGCGACCCAGCACGCCAAGACGTACCGGGCGCACATTCAGCCCCACCAGGTGGCGGAAGCGGCGGAGAGGGCGTTAAGGGGTTGAAAACGGGTGGATTCGAACCACATCATTCACCACGCTATAGCTGTTCGCTTAATGGTGAATGACCGGCACAGCTCGGGCAGGCATTCCTAGGCGGCTTGGTTTCCCTGGCCGTCTCTAATCCTGCTGCCGTTTTCGTCTTTACTATACCGCATCAGGTGGCGGAGGCGGCGGAGAGGGCGTTAGGGGGTGGAAGCTGACAGCTCCAGTACCCGCGCCAGTGGAATCGCCCCCACCCCCGGCACCACCGCCCCAACGTTCACCCTCACCATCCGCCGCTGGGCCCCGACCGGTGACAGATCCACCAGCTCCCGACCCCAGCGCCAGCGCGAACGGCGGCAGCTGTCGGCTTCATGGATCAGCCTTTTGATGTGCCGCTCACTGCAGCCGAGGGCCTCGGCGGCTTCGGCCACGGTGAGCAACATCCTGCAGGCGTTGTGCTTGCCCATCAGCAACGCTCCGCCTCATATAGCGAGCAGTCACGGGCAAACAATGGGCCTTCCTCTTCAGGATCTGGAAATCCCATCCCGCATGCCTCGCCGCCCCAGTGAATGCACAGCAAACAGCTGGGGCCATCGATCACAGGTTCCGGCGCATTCTCACCCCATCGCGGCACTTCTGGCACACGATTACGGTGCAGGGTGCCTTTGCGAATCTGGCGTACCAGCTCGGCGCTGCATCCCAACTCCTGCGCCATGGCCGCGTTGGAGCAGCGCGTTAGCAGCATTCGCCTGATTGTTGCGTCGCTGTAGCGGTAAAACGGCCGCGATAGTGGCTGGCTAGTATCACGCGGTGCATCGCCAAGGTACTCTGATAGCTGGCCGCAATCGTTGCAGGCAAGCAAGCGGTAGCGCATGCCACCCGAGTTGATGCGGGATCGGACGGTAGAGGTTTTGGTTGACCCGCACGAGAGGCAAGCAAAGCTCATCCTTTGCTCGCCATCACTGCTAGGTCGCCGTTATAGCGGCCAGTTTTGGCGTAAGAATTAACAGGCCGTTCATCCATCAGATGAAACACCATCTGTCCAATCTTCATCCCCGGCCATAGCAGCTGCGGCCAGAGCTGGCGGTTGTTGCGTAGCTCCAAGGTGAGCACTGAACCATGCCAACCGGGGTCACACCACACGGCAAGAGCTTGATCGAGGCCTTCTCTGGCGGGTGATGATTTCAGGCGGAACTCTGCTGCTACATCATCCGGCAGGTTGAATACCTCTACGGTCTGCGCCAGGCAAAACTGCCCCGGCACCATTTCATACGGGTTCGCCTCAGTGTGCCGGCTGAGTGGATACGGCAGCAGCTCACGGCTGGATACCGACTCAATCAGCAACGTGTCACCCAGTCGTACATCCAAGCTGGCTGGGTTGATCAGCGCCGGATCGTAGCCTTCAATCATTCCGCCTTCACAGCGGCTGCGGATCTGCCAATCACTCAGCGGCATTGATGCTCTCCAGTGGTTTGATGAGTTCGGTCAGTTCAAGCAGGTGCTTAGCAAACGCAATATGCGTCATTCGGGCGTGTGTTGCTGGTGGCCTGCCGTAGCTGTCGATCCACCAATCTTCAAACGCTGCAGCAATGCTGGTTTCATTCATCGTTCAAGCCAGCCACCAGGCCGGTATAAAGTCCGTGAAAAGGGTGTTCGGGATTGTCGCGGCCATCGGCCAGATACAGCTGCTCAAGCTGTTCCTGGCGTGCGGTTTGCTCGACCGGGTTGCAGTCAGCGTTCATCATGCGTCGGGGATAGGGCGCCGGCTTAGCCGGATCTGTGCAATCCGCCATTCGTACCCGTCAGGGTCAACGACGTAGTAAGCGGGGAACGGGCCTGGTGCCACGCCTGTCACCTTTCCTGAATCGGCGACCGGCCAGCACCGTGAATACACTTCATCACCAGGCTTGAACCGCAAGCGGTTTGCGGTAAGCGTTGCAGTTAGAGCCATGAGCAGTTTTTGCGGGACAGAACACGAATCGAGCTGGCATCAGGGTGGCGAGCACTGGCGAACTGATGCGCTTGCTGTTTGCTGGTGGCGCGGATCGTGCAACGCATCGGCCGCTTACAGGCAAACGTCACCTCCACAGGCCAGAACTGGGAGCCTGGAGCAGTGGTGCGGGTGATGCCTTCGCCAGCGGACTGGCAGGGGTCGTCATCAAAGAGAAAGGTGCTCATCAGATTGTGGTGTGGTGGTATTAACGGCCCACTCAAAGCACCAGCTACGGGGGCTAACGGTGGGCCATGGCGGTGCCGTATCAGGGCGACAGCAGATCAGCCGGTCAGATTCCTGCACGGCGTATCGGCAGGTGGTGCAGGTGGTGGTCATTGCTGGGCCTCCAGTTCGGCGAGGCGGTTGAGGGCGGTGCGGATGCAGCCAGCGGGGATGACGTCGTGATTGAGCAAAATGTCCTCAACCCGTTCGTACTGCTCCAGCGCACGCTCCGCCAGCGACGGCGGCTTGGGGCGGCGGGCGGCGCGGAGGCGATTGGCGTAACCCTCAGGGAGATTCAGGGCTTTCAGTTCAGCCATCACTGCATTCAGCTCCTGATCTGCGGCCCACTGAGCGGCCTTGCTGGCGACATCCGTAGGCCAATGCTCAGACCTGGCATCAACGATTTCTTCCCACCACTGCTGCACCAGCTCCGGCGGCACCTTCACAGGATGATCAGCCACGGCGCACCTCCACCGACTGAATCCGCGCCTCCCGCTCCAGCACCACCACCGCCGCCACCATGCCCAACAGGCACAGCGTCAGAGCGATCACGGTTCGGCGACGGGCAGCGGCCTGGGCAACAAGCACAGCCCTGCGTCTCTGCGCCCGGTAAAGCGGCAGAGACACCACACGCCCAGCATCAAAGGGAGCAGCATGGACGTTCCTCGACTGCGATGATTTCGGCTTTCGGGAAGCGGACAGCGAAGCATTCGCGAATGGCGGATACAGACCAGCCGTTGCCGGCGATCCATTCCAAGATGTGCTGTTCATTGTTCTGTGAGTAAGTGATCAGGTACGCCATGGGTTAAAACGCTTCCGTTGCGGTTTTGAGTTGACGCATGATCTCCCGGCAGTCATCAATCAACCCAGCTGCTGTATCCTTCGGCAACGGCTTGATGTCATCCCATGCGTTGTCGTCAATTGCCTTGGCGACTACCTTGGTTGCATCAATCAAGCCGATCAGCAGTGGCAGCAGCGGCTGATTCTTGATGCCAACATCCGGCAGCTGAATCAGACTGTCTACATCCTTAGGCAGTGCTTGCCGTGCGGCTTGAAGAATGAGATCAGACAAAACCCCGTCGCATTCAAGTGTTGCGGGTGCGGTGGTGAGAATCGGTGTCATTGTGGTTGGAAAACAGAAACGGTAGTAATCAGCGAATTGTCCAGCTGCGGCGCTCGACCAGCTGGGCGCCGTCGATCTGGCTGCCAGCCTTAAGGGCGGCGGCCAATGCGGTCTTGTCTGCGCTGTAGGTGGTCTTCACCCGCTGGAACTCTTCCGGCAGGTCGGCTGGCTGCAGCTCAGGATCCAGTTCCACGCTGGTGGTGCGGCGGCTGCTCAGCGTGTGCTCAGGCAGCTTCCAGGTGGTCTCATCCGGTGCCACCTTTTGAAGGGCGGCGACTAGCCGATCTTTGAGCACTTCGGCTTGCTGCTCTGCAGCCTTGGCCAGCTCACTGAGCCGGCGGGCATGCTCGGCGCGGGCCTGGGCCTGAGCCTTGATGTGATCGATCGCCCAGCACCAAGCGTCAGCCTTGGCCTCTACAGCCTTGCGGTTGTCGGTTTCAGCGCTGATTAGCGCTTCAAGCGTGGCAGTGGCCTGCGCCACTTCGGCAGGGTCATCGCTGAACAGCAGTTCAGCAGCTTCATTGATGCGGCCTTGCAGCTGCAGGGCTTCACCGGTGAGGTCGAAGAGTGTTGCGGTCATGGGATCAGCGGAGGGATGGGTTGCGATCAGCAGCGGAGAGGGACGGGTGACGATCAAGCCAGCAGCGTGGTTCGAGGTCGCTGCCAAACCCGGAGTCCTCGGCATCGGGCACGTCGTCGGTTTCGTCCCACGCATCCGCGTAGGCCTCGTCGAAAGTCATGGTTGCAGTGGTGTGGTGGCCTCCTGAATCATACCGTTGCGGTTGTGAATCCGCAATGCCTTGGGCGGCTTGACGGCTGCCGGAATGCTGAGCCGGTGGGTTAGCGGCCCCTGGAACCCTTGCGGTATCAGGGGTTTTCCTTCCACCCTGACCGGTTACGATGGTTGAAGCAGTTGGGGGTGGTGCCCCGCTGCCGACACCGTGACTTCGTGTCCCGCGTGTGGTGGTTGGGGTCCTTCGGGGCCCCACGACCGCCATAACGGAAACCTCAGCCAGCAGCGCTGGCCTGATGGCCGTCACCATTTCGGGCAGCAGGTTCCTGGTGAACGGCAAACCGCGCCAGCTGGCGGGCAACCACACCTGGGACGTGGTGCAGCCTGTGGCAGGGAACACCACCAGCGTGGACAGGCTGACGGGGAACTTCACGCGGTTGTGGACGATTGAAACGCGAGCGTTTGTGAACAGCCGGCCGCCGTTCGTCGGTGCTGACCCTGGCCTGATCCGCGTGAAGGGCGGGCCGTGGCGAAAGGATCTGTCACTGAATCCCCGGTTCTACCGGCGGATGGAGCGGGCCGTTGCTGCTGCTGATGAGCGGGACATGGTGACTGGGGTGGTGTTGTTTGAGGGCAGCCTGCCGGATCTGTTCCCGAGGGCCTGGGAGTTCCACCCGTTCCGAGGGCATGGGCCTAAGGATCACCACAGCGTGCACACCCATGGGCCGTGGAACAAGTATCAGAAGGCTCACGTCCGGCGGATGGTTCGCACTCTGGAGGGATACGACAACGTGATCTATGAGGTGGGCAACGAATTAACGAAACCATCTATCGGCTGGTTTCAGAAGTGGGTTGTCGGGCTGGTAAAACGCTGGACGGATAAACCCGTAGGCGTTTCGTATGCCAGAGCGGTGCACCCCTCCGGCGGCCAGCAGTGGATGCGCACCACCGGCGCCGATTGGATCGCCCCTGGTGGCCCTGCTCCCGTCGCCGGGTTCACAGGGCCTCAGGTGTTGGACACAGACCACAGCTGGGCGCTCAGGTCCAACGTCCCTGGTCTGCAGGTTGCGGCACGTGATGGACGGCCGATCTGGCTGATGGATGGGCTTAGAGGAACGATGCTGCGGAACATCGATAGCCTCGGGCCGGATCGGGCGTTTATTGCGTCGTTGGTAGATCAGTAGTCAGTGCGTGGGCACCGGCAGGGCGTGGTGGGGGAGCCAGTGGGACGCGCATCGGACGGCGGCCTTGAAAGTTGTCAGCTCCCAAAAGGTTGAATATCCACCACGGCCACCATCAGCTACTGCCAGTGTCAGCCACCAACACCTCCCCTCCGCATCACAATCCTCCGGCCCCGGCAGCCGCTCTGCCACGGGCACCGGCTTGATGGTGGGGCGGGCGTGGCGGGTGAGGATGTCAGCGGCGCGGTGGCACTTGCTACCTTCGTCGTATTCGCCAAGGTCCGCCCATTCACGGGCGCTTGCGTTTAACCAATCCACCAACTCCTTTACCTCCCCCACCCCCTCCGGCTCGGGCTGGGCCAGGGTGGTGCGGGTCTGCGATAGATGCTCGCGGCACTCCATCAGGGCGACGGGATCGCAGCAGTCATGATCAACGCAGTCAATCAAGTAACAGACATCTTCAATTAGCTCAGCACACAACGCTCTGAAATCAGTGCTCATCGTTCATCTCCAGTGTGTGTGAATCCATCCAACCAGTCCGCCACTGAACTGGACCCGCCGTGGCGCTCCCTCAGCACCTGCCCCAGCTCACCGGCGACGCTGCGGGCGACGTTGGTGCAGGTCTGGCACGGCTCAGGGCACCGGCCCGGCATGGGGCAGGCGGCCAGGGATAACCGGGTGGAGGGTGTTGGCGTGGGGCGGGCCTGATCACTGGTGGCGGGCGCGGTGGCAATGCGGGCCATGGCCTGCTGGGTGGGGGTGGTGAGGTGGATCATGGCTCCGCTCCGTCGAACTTCTGGAACGCCTCCTGATCCGGCCCACGGAATCGGTCATCTGCGCCCCATCCGTTGCGCTGGTACTCGATCAGGAACAGCAGGCAGCAGCCGGCGTGCGCCAGGTGGCTCATGCCGGTTTCAGGGTCCAGGTCCTCGCCGCGCCACCAGGCGAAGACGTGCCGCAGCAGGGCGGCGAAGTACCGGCCCCAGCGGGCGCCACGGCACCAGTTGTTGGCCTCGTACTTGGCGGCGCCGTAGGTGAGCACCTCGGCGATCTGCTCCAGTGCTGCGCTGGGCAGGAGCTCCAGGCGGGGCTTGGTGGCCGATTCGGCCGACTTGCGGCACTCGCCGGTGGGTTCGTCGTAGGGGTGGGCCATCACTCCACCCCCTCCAGCAGCAGCTGCGCCGCATCGTGCGCAGACAGCCGGCCTTCATTGCGCTGGTGCATCACCACCAGCTCGGCGGCCAAGTGTTCGATCACGGCGCGGACGCCGGTGCGCTGGGCGGCGTCGGGCCATTCGGTGCGGCCGGCAGGGCCCAGGGTCTTGATGCGCTCGTTCCAGGCTTCGGCGTAGGCCACGGTGCAACGGCCTAGGAGGGTGTTTTCAGGCATGGCCTCCCCTCCCTAGCCACCCACTCCCCACACCAGTCATCAGCGGCAACGGTGGGCCACTGCTCACCGCGTGGGCCGATCTGCGGCGGGTTGCGGCGGCACTGGCCTAGGTCGTGCTGATCGGGGAAGAAATATCGGCAGCCGCTGCAGCGCTGCTCATTCAGGGGTGGGAACATCACTCCCCCTCCCGGTTGAGCCGCTGGCAGGCAGCCCACCAAAGCGACGTGGCCAGCACGCAGGCGCCCACCACGGCCTCAACGCAGATGATCTGCAGCAGGCCGGCGAGGATGGAGAGGGTCATGAGGACACCTCCAGCACCTGGCGGCGCAGTGCCTCAAGCACGGTGGTCGCAGCTCCGGGGCGCAACACGTCCCGTTGCGCATCGATCAACGCAACTACCCGGCCGCGCATGATCTCCTGGCCCTGCGCCAGTGCGGCCTGCAGCGCCGGGGATTCGTGCAGGGCCTCAGTGGCACGGGCCACGGCGGCCTGTTCGGCAGCGAGGGCCTGCTGATCGGTTTCGATGTAGGCCAGCAGGTCGTTCAGCTGCTGGCGGATGGTGGTGATCTGCATGGGTCAGAACGGAACGTCGTCTTCGCCGATGTCGCCAGCGCTCGACTCCCACACCGACCCACCGGCAGCAGGTACTGCAGCAGGCTTGGCAGCGGTGGCCGGCGCGGTGGTGTCAACTGGCGCCCAGCTGTGTAGCTTCAGTACCGGCTGGTGGCGCGGCTCACCGGTTTGCTTATCGGTCCATGACTCGAAACGGATCCGACCGGTGCAGTCGATCAGCTGGCCTTTCCTGGCGTTGTTGGCGAACTCTTCGGCTGCCTCAAACCAGATTTCAAGCTTCAGCCAATCAGGCTCTTTGCCGTCGTCACGACCCTTCTTCTCAGGGTGGTCAACTGCCATCTTGGCGTTGGCCACCATGGAGTTGGCGAGGTACTTGATCTCAGGGTCTGCAGCCAGTCGGCCACGGAAGCTGTAGGTCTGGGCGCGGAGCAGGGTTTGGACTAGTGCGTTCATGGCGGAGTTGCAGTTGGACAAATGAAACAAGCCAGGCCAGCCAATCAGGCCGGCACGGCCCACGCAGCTGGCATGTCGTCGGGATCCATCACATCGGATGGGTCGGGTTCCGGTTCGGGGTCGGGTTCAGCGTTGGCAGCGTTCCAACGGCCGATCGTTTCAGCGCTCGCGCCAACACGCGCCAGCCGGCCCAGCACGTCATCGCTCAGCTGACCCAGTGCGGTGACGCCTTCACCGCCCAGCTCGCTCAGCATCGCCTGGAATCCATCGCCGCTCAAGCCTGCATCCTTCAGCCGGCGCATCGCCTGCGCTTGCACCTGATCACGTGACGGTGTGGCTTCGGTGACTGCAACGGTCACAACACCGTTTTCGTCAATCTCGCCCTGGGCGCCCAGTTCTTCCGGCGTGTAGGCCGTCATCCCGCCCAGCGCATCCGGGCAGTGCGTGCGCATGCCGGCGGTAAGCGCACGGGCAAACAGCATCGCTTCGGGGTACTGCTTCCACGGCCCGCCTTTGATCAACCCGGCACGTTCGGCCATCGCCATGCTGAACGTCTCAACGCCAAGCTCTTCCTTCCCTGCCAGAAACTTGATCCGGCACACCTGATCCGTCTTCTCCAGTACCCGGTAGTCGTAGAGCGGGTGCCGCTTGATCGCCTGCGCCAGCAGGTTGGCGCCAAACCCTGGCCGGCCGTTGATCACTGAGACGCCAGCGGCAGAGGCAAACGGGCCGAAGCCTGCTTCCATCCCAGCCAGAATCTTGATCGCGCACTCGGCCATCAGTGCATCAGGGTTGCCCTGGCTGCGGCCGAACAGGCCAGACGCGGCAAACAGCCGCGCCAAGCGCTGCAGGTCATCTGGTGACTGAACCTTGAGGTTCAGGCTGGTGCCTGCCCCAGCAGTGGCCAGCGCTGAGCTGGCTGGTATCGATGCCATCGGTGGTGTGTGGTGGTGGCTCCCCGTACTATACCGTTGCGGTTGCCAAACTGCAAACCATCGCCGCTATGCAGTTCCCGCATACACGGTTTTCCACAGTACAAAAGCACTAAAACAGAACGCTGGCACTCCGCCCCCGATGATCCGCATCCATTGCTCAGACCACAAAGACGCCGATGCCGCATGGCGCATGCTCACCCACGTCCCTGATCACGACTTCCGGCCCGTTGAGCTCCACCTCGACGGCCACGGCATCCTCTACACCGTCATCCGCGCAGCGGACGGCTCCCAGTCATCAGTTCCGCCTGCAGTTCTCCAGGCCCGTACTCCCCTGGCTTGAGGCCCCGCGCAACGCGGATCATTTCGGCCAGGGCATGCAGCTCGCCTTCCAGCTCATCTCCGCTCAGCAGCTGCTCACCCGTGATCACCCGCCGCATCCGCTGCTGCCTGCCGCGATCACCCACGGGATACGCCTGCAGCAGGTTTTTGAGCCCTGCCATCGCACCCCAGCCACGTTCGGCGCACAGGCGGTCCAGCAGCTGCCCTAGCTCGCTGCTGGCCGCCCGCGCATCCTTCGCCGACAGCGGCGCTGGACCCACATACGGCAAGTCGAGGATCCCAACCAACAGCTCGGCCAGGTCGCCCAGCTCCAGCGGTTCGTTTGGATGATCCGGGTGCGGCAGCCAGCATGCAGTATCCAGCCATTCATCCTTCACGCCCCAGCCGGTATGCGGTCCAAGCCTCGCCCATGCTTTCTGCTGGCCCTTCACCTGCCACAGCCAGATGGCCCGGTTGGCGGCAGCCAACGCATCGAGGTGCCGCACGGATGCGCCATAGGTGCGGTTTCCCTTCCGGATCCTGCTCAGCGTCCCCTTGTCCAGCATCCCCTGCTCATTCAGCCCCCAGCTGGCAATGGCCAGCAGTTGCTCATAGGCCAGGCCGGAGCGGGTCAGCCAGTAATTCAGCATCGCTGACAGCTGACGAATCCCGTTCTCATGCCGCATACTGGCCAGCCGCAACGGTTCCGCAAGCCCGCCTAGTGGTTCTGGTGGTGGTTCTGGGCCGTTGGTAAACGGGAACGGCAGGTCGGGGTGGGCCCCTGCTGTGATCTTCATGGCACAACCGTACCGGTATTGGCCTAACTGTGGCCACCGAGCAGCGCTTGTGCATCCTCAACGCTGCGGGCAATCCCCGCCTTGCCGCCTACCGTGCTGATGTGGTTAAGAAACTGCTGCTGCTCCTTGCTTGGCCTCCCCGTTGCTGATTTCACCTCAACCGCAGCGAACACCGCCAGCCGCTGGCCCACCTGCTCAGGCCCCACCACCATGCTGTGATACCCGATCAGGTCGGAGCTGCCGACGCACAGGCCAGCGTGCAGCGGCCGGCCGTTCCTGATCACCACGTCACCCGGCCGCAAACCACGGGCGATCGCCCCCAGATTCCCTGCCGTCACCCTGGTGGAAGGCCCAGCCCATCCAGTGCCGACGTTGTTTCTCCACAGCCGCACGTCACCAGACCCGCAGGCCAGCAGAATCCGTTGTTGAACCGCATGTTCTGACATTCCCTGGCGTTGCGGTTGTGCAACGCCATACTGCCAGCAGAGGACACCTCTAGCCCCGCTCTGGTCAGGTGGGGCTTTTTCTTGCACACCGGAAAACTCAAGCATCCGCCACCGTTGCCGATCGTGAAACAGCCAGCCTGGGCACCGCCAGCGTTTGGCGGCGCAATCGTTACCGGTGTTGCAGCGGCACTCATCAGCGGGTTTGAGATTGCCGATTGCCTCTACTACAAAACCCAGCAAGGGCAATGCAATGAGGTAATACAGCGCAACGCACTGCCGTTGGTTGCTGGCATCGCTGGGATCATCGGCCCGCTGGCCGGTTTTATGACCCTCAATCCGCAACTGGAATCAGCTCCTGCTGCAATCCGCCGGCGGTGGGATACCGAGCCGGAGCCGATCCCGACACCAGATCCGCTGCCGACACCCGATCCGCCGGATGATATTGCCGAACCGGATGACGATACGGCGAGGATCGCTGCAGCCAAGATCCTTCGCGCCCAAGGCCTCACGCAGCAGGCCATCGCTGATCAGCTCGATGTGTCGCGCTCCACTGTTCAGCGTTGGCTAAAGGCATGAGCAGCCACGACGCGCAAATCATTGCCGACATCGTGATCGGTTCGCTGCTGGCATCCGCCATGCGGCTGATTGCGATGGAGGCATTCATTAAACCCGCTGCCATCTGGGCCGGCCATCGCGGCTGGAACGTTCTCGATCGGCTTTTGGGTGATCGCCTGCTTGATCTGAAATGACTTTGGCCACCGTCCGCGCTGCCGCCGAGCACCTCGCCAGGGTGGGCAGCATCACGCCGCACCAGCTGGCAGCCCTCCAGGCGCTGGATGAGTCGCTGAGCGATGAACAGCGCCAGGAGTTCACCGAGCTGTGGAGGGCCCAAGGCAGCCCAGCAGCGCCCGAGCCGGCACCAGCTGCGGCATGGCTGCCCTCAGCACGAAGAATCATCAAGGAGTTCGAGGGCCTCAGGCTCCAGGCTTACCCCGATGCCGGCGCATGGGCCATCGGCTGGGGATCGACCACCATCGGCGGCAAGGTGGTTCGCGAGGGTCAGAGCATCACCCAAGCGCAGGCTGACGCGCAGCTGGACGCCGACCTAGTGCGGTTCTATGACGCGCTGGTGCGGGCGATTCCTGCGGTCGCCAGCTGGCAGCCCAACCGGGTCGCTGCATTGCTCAGCTGGACATACAACGTCGGCGTGGGCGCAATGCAGGACAGCACCCTGCGGCGGCGCATCCTGGCGGGCGAGGATCCGGCGGTGGTGGTCGCCGCCGAATTCCCGCGCTGGAACAAATCAGGCGGCACACCGCTGGCTGGCCTGACCCGCCGTCGTAATGCAGAGGTGGCGCTGTTCGTCGGGCAGCAGCTGCAGCAGCAAGGCACCACCACACCCGCCGGCATGGTCGGGCCGAAGAAAGCGCCACCACTTAAGCCAGGCGACCATCACCTCATTGCCGATGATCGCGCCGAATCGCTCACCGCTTGGACACACGACGGCAAACGCCTGTGGTCTATTCCATGCCTCTGCCGTGGCCAGGGCCGTGAATCCGAGTGGAACACCACCGGCAGCGATACCCCACCAGGGCTGTATCTAGTCGGCAAGGTTTACCGAGACTATGAGCAGAATCCGTCAGCCACGTTCAGCGCTGATCGTCGGGCTTATGGCTGGTATTCACTTGACCTGATCGGGCAGGAGGGGCAGGAGGGCCCCGGCAGCAAGTACGGCCGTGACGGCATCATGATGCACGGCGGCGGCAGTGCCTGCGGATGGCCCGGTGCGTGGGCGCCACGGCAGCCTTTGCATCCCACGCTCGGCTGCATCCGGCTCCACAACGTAGACCTCAGGGATCGCGTGCTTCCATTGCTTGCGCTGGGTCGCATCTGGGTGTCAGTGCTCCAAGAAGCAGCGTGATGATCCGCGTGTTCTGGTTCAATGGCGGAACATTCCATCAGGATGTGCCGGATAATGAAGCGAGAGAGCTAATCCGACGCCTCAGGTGTACTGGGTTCTTGGTGTGGTGTCATCGGCTTGTTCCTGAATCGCTAACCCACCGGAAACCTGATAGCAGCGCCTTGCGCCCATGTCGGAGTTTCGATCGCTGATCGATGAAACCGAACTCCACACCAAACGCGCTACCAAACACCGATTCAGAGCACGAATCTTTGAAGCCTGGAATTACCAGTGTGCCTACTGCAACCAACCAGCAGACACCCTTGATCACGTCATCCCGCGATCTGCTGGTGGGCTCACTGTTGCCGGCAACCTGATCCCAGCCTGCCGACGATGTAATGGCGCGAAATCATCTGCCGATTGGCGTGATTGGTTCGCCGCGCAATCCTGGCATTGCCCTGATCGCGCATTACGAATCGATGGCTGGCTTAATCCACCCACCACCAACGCAGCATGACAATCGATCCCAGGTTTCGCGTCGCCGTACTGACGAAAACGCCTAACCCGCAGCGTACAATCTGGGCCGCCATGCACCAGGATTACAGCGAGAACTGGGTAGCAGCTGAACCGATACCCGATGAAACCCGCGCCGGGCAAATTGCCGTCAAGCGCCTACTCAACGGCGAACGCGGGCACTTCGGGCCACTTGAGCATCCCCAGATCACCCTTGCCGTTGGCTGGTTCCCGCACTCAGTAATGCAGCAAGCCCGCACCCATCGGGTTGGTGTTTCGTTTGATGTGCAATCCGGTCGCTATACCGGCCAACGAATCCTTGACGTAGTATCAGGCGCCAGAGAAGTGGAAGAGGTATTCTACCTGCGGCCAGTTGGTGAATACAGCGACCGTCAAGGCGCGAAGTACACCTACACCGAAGATCAGCGCATTGCTGACCTGGCACGGTGTTACGACGCTGCTGCGCACTATGCCCAACGGCTCAGGGAAGGGTTATCCGAAGAACATGCACGCGGAACGATTCCGTTTGATGTGCGTCAGCATTTTGTTGTATCGTTCAGCCTGCGGGCAGCTCTGCACTTCCTCGACCTACGTGCCAAAGCGGACGCACAGGATGAGATCCGCCACCTCTGCGGCCTGATCTGGCCGCACTTTGAATCATGGGCACCTGAAATCGCCAGCTGGTATCAGAAGGCACGCTGGGGCCGCGCCAGGCTGGCGCCTTAGGCCGCGTCGCGCAGCGCCTCGAACGTCATGCCAAGCACCCGCACTGGCCGTTGCTGGCGTATTGCAATGGTGATAGCCGCCTGGCTCACGTGGAGCTCAGCGGCCGCCTGGTTGGCACTGGGCCAAACCTGACCGCTCTCCAGGCACCGTATCCGCCAGTCACCGCGATGCCGTGGGTACCGGTTGGCCACCTGCTCAGCCAGCTCGCGATCCTCGAGCAGCTGGAACAGGCGATCTGCGTCGAATCCACCCAAGGCCTGTGGGCGCTGCCGTGCCAGGCGGCGCCAGGCCGGTCGACTTACGTACCGAAACTTCCCACGCCAGACCGGTCGAAGGATCTCCTTGATGTGTTTCCGGCCTAGCCAGGCCTCAACCCTGGTACCAGGACAGCCCAGGATTTCAGCTGCACCACCGCTGGTAACCCACTCACCAGTTCGCACCCTGGCAGCGTGGCCCATCCTGATCAGCCGCTGCTGAATTGCGCGATGGGTGCGCTCAGGCCAGCCATGTTCTGCTGCATGCCTTTGATACAACCGCACGATTTCCTTTAACGGCAGATCGCCGGCCATTGTTTCAAGGAACTCCGACTCGGCGCTGGACCAACGAACTCCCAGGATCACGCCACCGCCTTCCCGCGCTTGGCCTCCCTGGCTTCAATCACATGCCGCGCCCAGCCTCGCGGGTTCTTCATCCCCCGGCGTTTACCAACGTCAATCAGCTGCTCCAGCGTGGTGGCCGTGGCCTGCTCGCGCTTCGCTTCCCGCCGTTGGATCTCAACCAGCTCACCGGGAACCTGCATAATCTCCCGCCGCTCAGGGGTGAATTGGTGGCCGCAGTCGGGGCAGACTGGTTTTGCCGAGGGCATGCAACTGAAACATGCCGGACAGACCTTCACTGATGGGGCCTTCTCGCCACCTTGGCGGCCAACCTTTCCCTCTAGGCTCCACTCGCGATCATCGGTCGGCAGGCCGTGCCGGTGGCTGTTGCCAACGTGATCCAACACCACGGCATACGGCTTGCCGTCGCACTTCCGCAACCCACGGCCTACCTGCTGGAGATATAGGGACAGGCTGTCTGTTGGCCTTAACAGCTGCACGCCTGCGACACTGGGAATGTCTGTGCCTTCGCTCACGATTTCACAGCTGAACAACGCTTTGAGCACTCCATCGCCTAGGTCGCTGATCATCTGCCGGCGCAGGATTGGATCGGTCTTGCCGTCCAGCGATGCCGCCGGAATCCCAGCCTCTCGATACAGCTCGGCCATCGCCGCAGCATGGGGGACGCTGATGCAGAACCCCAGCACCGTGCCGTTGTGGATCGGCGCGATCTCCCGGCGGTAGTGGCCAACCGGATCGCCCATCGCCTCGCGAACGCCGAGGATCTGCGAGGCCTTCGCTTTGCCGGTCGGCGTGTCGAAGTTCCTGATGCCAGACAGGTCCACGCCTGGCGGCGCCAGCACCCTTGCCCTGGCCAGGAAGCCCTGATCGGTCAGCCACTGCGCGGTAGGCCCCAGCACCAGGTGACGGAAATACCCGCCGTGCCCCTCTCCCAGGCCTTCGCCTGACAGCCGCTGTGGCGTGGCCGTCAGCCCCACCAGGTAGGCGTTGGGCCATGCGGCGATCACCTTGCCCCACTTGTTCCCTTCGATCAGGTGGTGGGCTTCGTCCTGAATGATCAGCGTTGGCGCCGGGACCTTGTGCAGCCGCCTGGCCAGGGTGTCCACGCTGCAGACCTGGACCGGCTGGCTCAGGTCCATGCTCCGGTGCATGGCGATCAACCCATGGCGCACGCCGTGATTGCTCATCCGGCCCGAAAGATCCTCAATCAGTTCCTTTCGGTGCGCCAGCACATAAACCCTGTGGCCGCGCTGTGCAGCCGTGGCCGCCATGTGCGCAGCCACCGTGCCCTTGCCCGACCCGGTCGCCATCGTGCCCACCACGCGGCGATGGATGCGCAGCGCAGCGGAGATGTCGGCGGTGAAGGTTTGCTGATAGGGGCGGAGGGTGAGGGTCACGCGGCTGCACCAGTAGCAAGAATGCGCCTGAGCTTTTCAATTGGCTGCAAGTCTTTCTGTGGAACGAAATATGCTGGATCTCTGCCACCGTGCCCTTTTAGCCATTTTGATTGTTTGGCATCAGCGCCAAGCATGTAACCCCTAACTTGATAAGCCGGAAAAGACCCGGTTACAAGCACAAAGTAATAGTCGTCTCGATCGCTTGGCCTAACAAGCAAATCAAACCAATCCTGTGATCTAGTTTTAACCTGTACGCAGCAGCCAATATCTGGTTTGTCAAAATGATTTAGCGTTGCCGGCCAGTGCGTATTTAAGGCCTTTGCGGCTGCTTGCTCGCCGCAGGCTCCCTCCATGTGGATTTGCCATGCCTTGTCAGGATCAGCTCCGTAACGATCTTTTCGGCCTTTCATCACCGAAGATATATGGCGCATGGCTCCAACTTGCGCAGCATTGGCGGCTTCGGGGAACGTCAGCTTTATCTCCACGGTGCGTGTGTGGTGAATAACAGCCACCGCCCACCCCACTTACTGCCGCCCGGATGGTCATCAACCTGGAACCAGCGGCAGTCCTCGATGGGACCCGTACAGACCAGAGGCCGATCCCTGCGCTCCTACACACAGGGCACCCACCGCCTGGTCCGGGCAGCGGTCGGCATGATCAGGGAGCAGAGCTTCGGTGCGGTGGCTCTCACATCATACCGTTGCAGTTGCGCAAGCGCAACGCTATGCTGGCAATCAGCACCGCACGCGCCGCACCAATGCCCACCTGGCCCCCAGTCGCCGGTAAACGATCCATCTTCCTGGAACTACCCCCACAACACCTCGCGCACCTCGACGCACAGGCCAAATACGAAGGCTGCAGCAGAGCCGCATACCTCCGCCGACTGGTGGTCACCGACCGCGACCGCGAGCCGACTCACGCCTCAATCATCCCCTGCCCGCCAGGCGACAACCCCCGCGCTGCCACCTTCGAGATGCTCGACACCCTCGTTGATCACCTCGACCTCCAAGCCTCCCGCCACGACTGCAGCCGCGCCGCTTTCATCCGTCACCTGATCGCCCGCGATATCCGCCGGCAGGGCGCAGCACGCTGAGCGATGAGCGATTACCCCTCGCTTCATGACTGCCCCAAGTGCGGCCACCCTTGCGATTTCAACCCTAGGCCAGACACCCAGCATTGGGGATCAATCCGCTGCCAGCAGCACGGCTTCCTGTGGATTCCTAAGCCATCCGAAGACCGCAAGCCACGGCGGAAAACGAATGAGTGCCTCAAGCATCTGCTGCCTGAGGCCATGCGGTCGCATTGCTGGCACTGCATGCGCCAAGAGGATCACCTCAAGCTCTTGCGGCCTTCGGTGTGCCTGCAGGTGCACCACATCATCGAGGTGAAGCATGGCGGCACTGACGACCCGGCAAACCTTCAACTGGTCTGCGCTGAGTGCCACGCAGAGATCCACCGGCGCCGTGAGGCGTTCGCTCGTTACCAGACCCGCAACTGACGATGCCAACGCTCCTAGAACAGCTCCAGGAGCTCCCAGCATCCTGGGGACTCGTTGCCGTCAGCGGCAACAAGCGGCCATACCTAGACAACTGGCAAGCCAATCCCCTCACCAAGGAGCAAGCCGCCAAAGAGATCACCATTGGCAGCGAAATCGAGTTCAAGGTAGGAGATAAGACTGAGAAGAGGATCGTTAAGGCCAAAGCCATCGGCGTCATCGCTGGCCCGCTTTCAGGCGGCCTCCTGTTCCTAGATCACGACGGCATATCAGCGACTGAGCAGCTCGAAAAACTAGGCATCCCGCCCCGCAGCCTCCCCAAAACCGCCACCTGCACCTCTGGCCGCGATGGCCGCTTTCAGGTGCTGTTCACGGTGCCTGAGCGCTACTGGCCCAGGATGCGTAACCGCCGCGTCTTCGACACTGGCAAGGTGGACGCTGACGGCAAGGCTGAGCAGCTCGACCTTCGCTGGAATCGTCACCAGTCCGTCGTCATCGGCGCTCACCCCATCACCGGCAGCTACCGCTGGATCAAAGGCCGATCACCCGCAGAAGCCGGGGTTGCTGAGGCACCAGAATCTCTGATCGCCCTGTTATTCGAGGATCCCGAGCCGCAACCCACACCGCTGCTTACTGCCGCACCTCAACCCACCATCCCAGCAACCCTGCCGTTGCTGGACTTCATCACTCTTGACAGCCGTACTCTCGTTGAAACCGGCGGCACGCCTGGTCAGTGGAATGACGATCAGCTCAAGCTGGCCCTCGACCTGCAGGGTACCGAGCAATGGATCATCGATCAGGGCCATCGCCCCGACATCACAGCGGCTGAGGCCTTTGAGCAGCACATCTCAGCAGCTCAGGCCAAGGCCAGGGACTTCGACGCACGCAAGGCCCGCAAACGCTTCGAGGGCGCAGCTGCGCACAACCCACACCCCGGCACCCCCCTCGACAAGCTCGAATCACGGCTGAGGTTTCACACCCGGACTGCCAGACCGGCGCTGCCGCCTAGAACCACTGCTCTGGCTTCCTCGCCTAACGCCAAGACGATCGGTGAACTGGAGTCGGAACTAAAGGAAGCACGATCCACGCTCAAGGGGCTCCAACCAAGCTCGCCAGATTTCGAGCGCACAAAGGCGAAGATCAAAGGCCTGGCCAAGCAGGTCTCTGAACTCAACCAAGGAATCTCGTCATCACCCGGCAAGCTGCAGCCCGTGGACGCAGCTGAGCTGCTCACCATGCTTCGCGCACAGGCTGGCTCCGACCGGATCCGGTTCAACCGATTCAGCCAACAGATCGAGATGGACGGCGCCGTGCTGGAAGGCGCCGAGCGGTTCTACCTCTCGCTCGCCGAGCAGGGCTACAAGGTCTCGAAGGAGCTCGCGGTGGACTGCCTGGTCCAGGTGGCGCACGAACACCCCTACGACCCCGTGGCGCTCTACCTGGAGCACGTCGCCGCCACGGTTGAGCCGGCCTACATCGGCGGCCTAGCAAGCGCATACCTCAGGCCCGAAGACGCAGACTTAGGCAAAACCACCATCTACGACCACATGATCCGGTGCACCCTCATCGGTGCCGTAAAACGGATCTTTGAGCCGGGCTGCAAACACGATACCGCTTGCGTCCTGATGGGTGAGCAAGGCGCCCGCAAATCATCCTTCTGGTCTGCCCTCGGCGGCGCGTTCTTTTCTGATGCCCTAGGCGACATCTCCAGCAAAGACGACCTAATGGTTCTGCACCGCTCATGGATCATGGAATGGGCGGAACTCGACCACATCATGGGCCGAAAGCACGCCGGCCAGATCAAATCGTTCCTTTCCCAATCAACCGACCTATTCCGCGTGCCCTACGGCAAGGCCACCGAAGCATTCCCCAGGCGCGGGATCATCGTTGGCTCAACAAACCGCTCAACCGGCTTCCTCCAAGATGACACCGGCAACCGCCGCTTCTGGGTGGTTCCCACAACTTGCACCGAAACCAAACCAATCGACACGCCCAACCTTATGGCCGAAAGGGACGCCATCTGGGCTGGTGCTGTCAAGGCCTACCGCGACGGCGAAGCCAACTTCCTGCCGCCTGAACTGGCCACGATCGTCAGCCAAGAGAACGAAAACTATCAGGTGGAAAACCCGTGGAAGACGCCCATCGTTGACTGGCTGTCCAGGCCCAGTAATTTCAACGCTGAACTCACATCAGAGACGATCCTCAGCAAAGCCATCGCTAAGCCCACTGAACGGCAGACCCGTGCTGATCAAATGCAGGTGGCCACCATTATGCGTGAACTCGGCTACGGCAAGGCTCGGCGTAGCGTTGCTGGTGTCCAACGGTGGGTGTTCACCAAGGGCTGAGCAGCTGCTAACCATCGCCCTCCCAGGTCGGCAACTTGCTGACCTCTTTTTTTGTCTCATCCTGGGACCCACCCTGGACTGACGGGATTGCCAACCTGGTCGGCAGAGGTTAGCAGCGGCAAATCGGCTGCGGCGCATGGCGTCTTCTACCCTTGCTAACCTTCTAACCTCTTAAGAAGAATTGATAAAAAGAGGGGAGATAGGGGGGTAGGAGGCAGGAATAGCCGTTTTCCTGCCTCCTAAGACAAAGGTTGGCAGAGGTTGGAAGTTGGCAACCCCCTGGATCCGTTGCCCACCCGCAACACATCCGCTCTCGGCAGGCAAACTGCAGCAACAGCAACAGACCGGGTGACGCTCAGCAAGCTCCAGCTGATCCGCCACAGCCCTGAGCTGTTGGAAATCCGCATCCCATACAGCCACGCTGATCCGCACGAGTTCCTACTCGCATCAGACATTCACCTCGACAACCCACACTGTGACCGCGAGCTCCTGCGCAAACACCTCAAGCACGTTCAGGGTCGTGGCGGTCATGCCCTCTTTTTCGGTGACATCCTTTGCCTGATGCAGGGCAAGAAAGACCGTCGTGGCTCCAAGGGCTCCATCCGCCCTGAGCACCTCGGTAGCAATTACTTCGATCTAGTATTCAGCGAATGCGCGGAATGGCTTAAACCATTCGCGCAAACCATCCTGATGATGAGCGATGGCAACCATGAAACCGCCATCATCAACCACAACGAAATCGACCCGCTCGGCAACATGACCCGCCTCATGCGGGATCGCTACAGCTCACCGGTCGAACACATGCGCTACCAAGGCTGGATCTGGTTCACCTTCTACCGCCCCGGTAAAACCCGTGGTGAACGCATCCGCCGCGTTGCCCTGTTCTTCCATCACGGTGCATGGGGCGGCATCGTGACCAAGGGCACCCTCGGTGGCATGCGTTATGCAGCCGTCGCAGAGGCCGACCTCTACGTCAACGGTCATAACCACGAACGCACCATCGTTTCCCACCCGTGCTACCGCCTCACGGCCGCCGGCCGCCAGCGCATCGCACAGCGCTGGCACGTCCAGACCGGCACCTACAAGGAAGAGTTCGCAGAAGGCGCTGGCTGGGCCGTCGAGCGCATCGTGATGCCTAAATCGCTCGGTGGTGTGTTCCTACGCCTTAGGCCCACCCCAGACGGCGTTGACGTGGCCCTGGAGCCCGCCACCTGATGCGGTTGCCCAACAGCAACGCAACCCGCTAAGCTGTAGGCGATCACCGCACCCGCACACCAGTGCCAGCCGGTAGGCCTTCAACGCTCACTGACGAGATCATCGCCAAGGCGCAGCAGATGGCAGATCTTGGCCTTCCCCATGCCCTCATGGCATCCAGGCTTGGTGTTGCAAAAACAACCTGGGAACGTTGGATTCAGAAAGGCCGCAATTCTGATGAGTCAACAAATGAAGGCAGATTGTGGGGAGTCATCAATAGGGGCGTTTCCAAAATTGCAGAGTCTTACCTGCAATCCCTTCACGGCCAAGCTGAATCAGGCAATGTCAACGCCATCACCTGGCTCCTAACGCATCACCCAATTACACGCGATCAGTTCAGCGATGCTGCCGCTGAGCGTCGCGCTGTTCAACGCACACTTGGCACGGTCGTTCAAGCCATCGAAGCAGCCGACTTGAACGACGATCAACGCACTCGACTGCTGCTGAACCTGCAGGCGCAGGGGCTGGGTGTCCCCGATGCTGACCGCTGACCCGATCACAGCAGCACTCGCCAGGGCCAGGCTCGGGCAGCTCACCGTCTCCGCAATCCCACCCACTGCCCCCTACACCCGCAGTTTCGGCGACTACATCGCCGCTGTCTTCCCCAGCTTCCCCTTCACCCGCCACACCAACCGCCTCATCGCCATCGCCCAGCGTGTTGCTGATGGTGAACTGCCACGGCTGATGGTCGAGCTGCCGCCACGGCACTTCAAATCCACCATCTTCAGCCGATTCCTGCCTGGGTACTTCCTCCGCAAGTTCCCCGATCGCACCTGGGGCCAGGGCGCCAACACCCAAACGCTCGCTGCAGAGTTCGGCGAGGCGGCACGGGATTACTACCTCGCCTCTGGTGGCACGCTGCACCCCTCCAGCACCGGCAAAGACCGCTGGAAAACCGCTGGCGGCCTCGGTGGGTTCTGGGCTGCAGGCGTCGGCAAGGGCACCGGCCTGCCGGCTGACTTCCTCAACGTGGATGACCCGATCAAGGGCCGCGAGGAGGCCGAATCCGCAGCGTATAGACGTCAGCTCTACAACTGGTGGTCAACCGTCCTGAACACCCGCGAAGAACCGGGTGGCATCAAGCTCATCACCCACACCCGCTGGGCAGAGGCCGACCTGATCGGCTGGCTGCTGCAGCAGGTGGAGCAGCTCGAGCGCGACGGCGACGGCGACGCGGCCGAACCCTGGCATGTGATCAGCCTGCCGATGATCGCTGAACCGGTGATCAAACCACTGCCGGCACTGGTCACCCGCGAGCCTGACGACCGCGAACCTGGCCAGGCGCTAGACCCCAGCAGATACGACGAGGAATGGGCACGCAAGAAACGCCTCAACACACCCACCCGTGATTGGGAGGCGCTGTACCAGCAGCGGCCAACACCTGGCAAGGGCACGATCTTCAGTGCGGAGATGTTCCGGTACTACGGCACCGCCGATCGCCCCGGCCAACCCGGTGATGCCACCCTCCCTGGTCGATTCGTGCGGCGCCTGGCATCGATCGACTGCGCGTTCAAAGACTCAGCCGGCACGGACATGGTGGCCTTCACCCTCTGGGGCCAGGACAGCGCCGGCCTGTGGCTGTTGGACATGCTCAACCAACGGCTCGACTTCGCCGGCACCATGGACTCCATCGCCGCCCTCTGGCCCCGCTGGGCATTCGGTGAGCTGCTGGTGGAAGACAAGGCGAACGGTCCGGCAGTGATCTCCACCCTCAAGCGTGCTGCTGCAGGGTTCAGCGTGATCGCTGTGAACCCCATTGGCGGGAAGATCGCCCGCGCCAATGCAGCAACGCCTGAGTTCAACCAGGGCCGCGTCTGGCTGCCGCGTAACCACCCGCTGCTATCGGTACTGGTGTCGCAGCTGGTGCGGTTCCCTGGCGACACGTTCGATGACCTTGTGGACTCCACCACGCAGGCTGTCAACTACGTCCAGGGCACCGGCCCGATGCGCGTCTCCACAGTCCACTACGGCCGTGGATCTGGTGCACCGCCACCAGATCCGTTCGCTGATGCCGACACCTTCAAACCCAGGCAGCGCCGGCTCTCCACGACGCCGGGTTTCAGGTGATCACTTACCCACCGCATACGCCATGACCACCACCATCCCCGAAGCCAAAGCGGCCAAGGCCGCGCTTGAGCAGATCATCGCTCATCGCCTGCGCGAGTTCTCGGCTGAGACCGGCACCACGGTCACCAGCGTGTTCATTGATCCTGTGATCGTGCTGGGTGCTCCCGCCAGCTACCGCGTCGAGGTGGAGGCGAGGTTGTGATGATCACCGCCGCCGAGGTCCTGGAGCGCCACCCGCAAGGCTGCTGGGTGTTCGATGCCACCGGCCGCCAGCTGGATCATGTGTTCGCCTGCGACCCTGACACCGGTGAAGTAATCAGGGTGGAGTGGCGCACCACGTTCTGGCAGCGGCTCACCAGGAGACTGCTGCGCTCACCGGACTGGTCCTGGCTGGCTGTCGGCGCCGACATCCCCACCCGCCACGGGTTCTGGCCTGCGCCGCTGCACATCGTGCCGAAGCCTCACTGGCCTGGTGGCCCCGTGCCCGATGGTCAGGCCTACATCGTTGGCAACGGTGAGCGGGAGGTGGGGCTGTGATCCGCTCACTGCTGCGGCGGTTCTGGCCGGGTTGGCCCGCACCTCGACCCATCCCGCTGGCAGGGCGTCGGCCGGATGTGAAAGACACGACCTCGCTTGGGTTCTGCTGGTGGGGTCGTTGGACTGGATACCGCTGGGAGTGGGCCTGGAGCAACGGCCCCTGGTACGGCGAAAAACACTGGCTGCCCTCCAGCGTTCAGCTGCTGCCCATTCGGTGCTGCCGACCGGAGCCCCACCCATGACCGTAACCACCTTCCCCACCCCCAACGCATTAGATGATCAGCCGCACGAAATCCTGTGTGACTGCTGCTGCCAGCCCGCTGACTTTGTTGTTTCAGAGTTTGATCCAGCCACGCGCCAATTGCGAACACTCCATCATTGGTGCGACCGCCACGAACACTGGTGGCAGCGAGCCATCTACAACCTGCGGCGGGTATTGGAAGAACACCGATCATGACCGCAACCACCTTCCCCACCCCCACCGCGATCAGCGAGGATCTGATCACCGCCAACCTAGGCCTTGCCAGACAGGCCGCCTGGCGGTTCCACCGCAAGACCGGCCAGCCGTATGACGACCTGGAAGCGATCGCGTTCGTTGGCCTGATTCGTGGCTGCCGCCGCTACGACCCCGACCGGCTCAACCCCGGCAGCGGCCAGCCGTATGCCCTATCAACGATCGTCTGCCCATTCATCAACGGCGAAATCCTCCACTGGTTCAGGGACAAAGGCCATGCCATCAAGTTCCCCAACAAGTGGCGGGAGAAGTGGGGGAAGGTTCAGCGGCTGATGGGTGATCCATCGCTCACCACCCAGGAAGTGGCTGAGCAGTCCGGGCTGTCGATCTCTGAGCTGAACGAGATGCTGGGCAGCATGACCGGCACCGCCAACCTGGACGACATTCACGGCGCCGACGGTTACGACGTACCCGAGCTGGAGCTGCCCCGCATCGATCCGCTGAAGGATCTGGTCACCACCGCATGGGGGAACATCCACCCTGCTGATCGCGGGCTGCTGCTCAAGTGGTGGGCCAACCCCAGACGTTTGGCATACCCTGCCGGGCCGATGGAGCAGTTCCACCGCCGGGTTAAGGCAATCCTGCAGGGCCGGCGGCTGTCGGAGGTGCTGCAGCTGGGGCTGGCGGTGAGCGTGCCGCTGGTGACGCCTGAGCCGAAACCACCCCGGCGGAAGCGGAGCAGGAAGGCATTGGAGGCAGCGGCGCTGCAGCTGGGGCTGCTGGTGGCGTGACGGATTGTTAACTGGGCTGGTCTGTGGTTGTCAGTCTGTCCGCTACGGGTTACATTAGGTGCATGGGAGACGAGCTCCCGCCACCACCGCACCACCGATGACCACCTACGCGAACCTGACTGCCCTGCACATCGACGACACCGTGACGACCTGCGACTGCTGCGGTCGTCAAAACCTCAAGGCCACGGTGCTGATGCGCAACAACGACACCGGCGCTGAGTTCTTCTTCGGCCGCACCTGCGCCGCACGCAACGCCGGCAAAACCTCTCAGCAGATCACCAAGGAAGTCCGCGCCGCACGCGATGCAGCCCACGGCCGCACGATGAACCACCTGGCTGATCTGCGCCGCTCTGGCGTGGTGCTCACCCGCCAGATGATGCGTGAAGTAGCTGCGATCTACCGAGCCGATGCAACGGTCCTGTTGCGCAACTGGGGGCACCTGGCCACCGCCTAACCACCCACGGCCCGCCGGAGCCCATCTGGCACCTACCCCACTCACCACCACCGGCATGCCCATCCCCACCCGCGCCGAGCTCCGCGCAGCGTTTGCTAAGGCGCTAAATCGCGCCGGCTACAGCAACATCGTCCGCACCGACGCCTCTGCCATCCGCGCCGCCGTGGAGGTGGTGCTGCCGGAGCCGCCCGATCCTCGCAGGGCGCACCCAGACCTCTTGCGTCGCCGTGCCGCGCTCCTAGCGCTGGCCGATGCGATCGAGGGTGGGGACTAATGCCCCGCCAACCCTCCCGCGAAAAGGTCGCCAGGTTCCGCCTCCGCCAGGCTGGTGAGCTCCCCCAGCTGCCCACCTGTCCTGAGTGCGGCCGGAGCGTGATCAGCGACCGCACAGCGCCCCTGTGCTCAAGGTGCTGGAAGCTGACGCCTGAGGGCAAGGCTGCTGACGCGGAGCGGAAACGAAAAGCCCGGAAACGTGACGCTGTGTGAACTGCCCCCTGCTGGTGTGGTCGCGCTGGTGTCCGCCACGGGTTACAGTAAGGGGACCGAACCGGAACGGTTCACCACCACACCACCACCAGCCATGGCCGTTACCAAACTCCGCAACGCCACCTGCACCTGCCCCTTCTGCGGTGGCTCCGGCAAGCTCCCACACTTCTCACATATCCAGAACGGCGACTGCTTTGCCTGCGGTGCTACCGGCAAGCTGCGCGATCTCAATGCTTTCATCGGTGACAACTCAGATCTGCTGCTGACCGTCTGGGTCAACAACGGCACTTTCAGCGGTGCTGAGCTGCGGCGCCGCACATGGAAGCTCAGCAAGTGCTCAGTTGGCTCTGGCAGCAATCAGACCATCGGAATCTCTAAGACATGGGGTCGCGACAGCTTCTACCGAGTGATCGAATCGGTTGATGAGGCCCGCGAGATCTGGCGGAATGCCAAGCGGTTGGGCATCATCACCGAGCTGGTGGACTGATCCACCGCCACCCGCCCGGCCTAACCGCCGGGCTTTCCCGCTCCGCATCTGCTGCAGCGTTGCAATTGCCCAACCGCAACCCTTACGCTGTGAACACCACCACACCACCACTGCTATGCCATGGACTCCCTACTTGAGTTCGACACCGAAGCCGAGGCCCATGCCCTTGGCGCCGTCTACGTCCACGACAACCCAAGCGCGTGGTTCCGCGTCGAGCGGCTGCCTGATGGCCGCTACCGCTTGGTGGTTGAGGATCCGCCGGTAGCCTGAACATGCCGGGTCGGTCCTACCCGTAAGGATGGACGCGGTGGCGGAGTTTCGTTGAGCTCTGCCTGGAACCGTACCGAAGGCCCGGTTTCATTCCGGCGAGGGGTTGGCGTTGCCGGCCCCTTTTCTATGGGCTATGCTCGAAATGTCCAGCAGAGGTGCTGGGCATCATCAACGGAGCATTTCAAATGAAGACCTGCACGCCGTCCCCAGCGTGGGACTGTGGCCCCTTTGCGGACGCGATGGATCGCGCCCTATGGGAGCTGGGCTATCCCAACGACTTCGACACCGTGGCCGATGCACAGGCCGCTGTCGATCACGCCATGCGCGTCTATCCGCAGCTGCGCAGCCTGTCCATCGTCATGACGGAGGCCTGAGCGATGCGCACCTTCACCCGTGACTGCCCCTGCTGTGGGGCCACCTTCACCGCCAAGCACCAGGCCGCTAAGTGGTGCAGCAGCCGCTGCTCTATGCGTGCCTACCAGCGTCGCCGCCGTGGCGCACCTGAGGCCGACCCAGGTACATCTCTGGTGGCTGCGGTGGTTCAGCCGCAGATTCTTGATGACGTGGAGATGCCCGCCGCGTGGGCCTATCCCGAACCGACCGTGACCAATGGCCTGGAATCCCGCTACTGGCATGGCACCGCGATCGAGCGGCGGCAGGCCGATGGGTTCGTGAATGCCACGGCGATGTGTCAGGCCAACGGCAGGGAGTGGTTCACCTACGCCCGCTCTGAGCGCACCAGGGAGTACGTGTCAGCGCTGGCAAGCCACCTGGGTGGGTCGCCGCAAATCTGCGGTGGCCTCTCAGATGGGTCACCGCAAAATCCGGGGACGCTGATTCAGTCCATCACCACCGGGCCCAACCACCTACGCGGCACCTGGGTTCACCCACGCCTCGCCGTTGACCTCGCCCGGTGGATCTCCCCAGCCTTCGCCGTATGGATGGACGGCTGGTTCCTTGAGTCCCTCACCCAGCCCCAGCCCCACCGGCCTGCACTACCCAAGGGCGTGCACGTCGTGGCCGACACCCACCGCGAGGCCTGTCAGCTCTGGTGGGACGCCATCCGCTCCGAAGTCTCAGGCGCCCTCGCTTGCCGCCTGAACCCAGCACACCGCACCGACGCAGGCCTGCCGCTGTCCAGCGCCTACAGCTGGCAACCCAGCCTGATCTGAACGCCCCAACCACACACCATCGCCCATTTCGACTACAGCGACATGGGCGATGGTACACCCGCACTACTTATCAATCAAACCCACTGCAGCGCAGCCATTTTGCACCGGTAGTACATACGCTCACCCCTATTCGTGACGGGATGTAACGCACTGCAGTGTGACACCTGTGGAAACTGAGTTATCCACAGGTCCAAGCGGATACATTTCGATAGACCCCTGTTGCCGCAATGTATTTCAGCGGTAGTACCGCTGTTCACTGCGGCTCAGTTCTGTAGTGAATGGATACCAAATCAGCTCGACTATGTGACAGTTCGCCTCGGATTCGTGTGCAACGTGTGTGCCACTTCGTTCTTATGTGTGCCACTTCGTCACTGGTACGCACTGGCCAGATCCATTGCAGCGCAACGGGTCTGGCTGATTCTGGTACGGGTGTACCGGTTGGGCGTGTGTGCTACGTGGTGACGATGTAGTGCACACTTGAGGAGTCCCACGCACCACCACTCATGGGCGTCATCACCGACACGCTCCGCGCCACCCTCCGGGATCTGGCCGAGAGCGATGCCCGGCTCTACCGGGGGCTGGCCACCGAGCTGGCCGACACACCGGCCAGCCGGCCAGCACTACCGGCGGACGGCATCGCCGCCGCCATCGCCCTGCTGGAGGCAGCGGGCTACACGGTCACCCCTCCACGGGGGTGACCCCCACGGGGCCCTGCGGGGCCCACTGACCCCTCACACCGGCCACACGCCACGCCATGGACCACACCCCCACCACCGACACCGACGCCCTGCTGGCCGAGGTGGACGCCACCAGCGCACGGGTGGACGCCCTGCTCGACGGGTGGGCGCCACAGCCGGTGGCTGATACCGGAGCGGCCCTGCGCCGGCTCCAGCGCACTGCCCGGCACACCGCCCGGCTGTCGGCCCTGGTGGAGCGCCAGCAGGCCGCCCTGGCCGCCCAGCTGGACGCCATCGAGGCGGGCTGACACTCACCCACACCACCACGCACCACGCCATGACCGACTACGACATGCACGACCTGATCCGGGATCAACTGACCGGCATCTACATCGATCTCGCCGCCCTGGGACTGATGCCAGAGCAGTACGACCAGCGACTGACGCAGGCGCTCCAGCTGCTGCGCGACGCCCGCGCCCTACTGGGGGAGTGCCGTGGCTGATAGCAGCACCGCCAGGACGGCACGGTGGCGTCGCCGCTTGCGGGGCATGCCCGATCCCGACGCTCCGCAGCCGTGCCAGGCGTGCTCCCGGCTGGTGAGATCACGACGCACGGCCCCGCTGTGTTCCATCTGCTGGAAACGATCGCCGGATGGGCGAGAGACGAACCGATTGCGGATGGCCAAGCTCAGGTCTCAGCGCCGCACGGCAACCTGACCCAGTAACACCCGCCAGGCCTCTCAACGATGCCCAAACCGGCGGGTCACTCTTTTACCACCACCACTACGCCATGACCAAAGACCCGCTCTGGCTGCGCCTGCGCAACCATCCCAGCCTGTTCTGCCTGCACCCGACGCCATCACAGCTGGCGGTGCTGCTGCGGCAGATCGTGGCCGAGGTCTACGACCAGGACATGTGGGACTGGGGCGAGGTTGCGGAATGGCTGGATGCAGAGGCGGCGGTTGCTGATGCTGCAGCGGAGGGGCGCAATGCCTGAGCAGGCTGCCTGCACTTGCGGGCGGATCAGGATCGGCACTCAGCTATCCGATCACTTGGCTTGGCGATCTACCTGCTCAGTTCATGGCTCTGCATCGCGTTGGTACAACTCGCCTGAGCAGGTAGATCGCCGAGAGCAGCAGCGCGTCAGGCTGAGAGCCCTGCAGATGGAGGCTGCCGCTGCGCGGGCCAGGCTGGCAACCTAACACGACAGAGCCCAGGCCCCTGCTCCGCACGCCTGGGCCTTCCCACCCAGTCCGAGCCAACTGGACAGGACGGCTCCGCTGCTGCGGGGCGATGCGGGTTCGATTCCCGCCTGGGTGCTTCCTCGGCCATGCTGGTGATAGCCCACCCACCAGCATGAAACCCACCATCTGGCTAATCCCTGCCGCTGCACTCGGCATCGCAACAGCTATCGCCAGCCTTGCCTTCCTGCCAATCGGCCGGCCGTCGGCACAGTACGCACCGCCGGTTATGCCACCGCCGCCACGTGATCAGCCGCCTGCAGTCGAAGCGCAACCACCAGCCGCTCCAGTCACCAAAATCCCTGATCTGCAGCCGGATGCTCCGCCACCGCAGCAACAGCTGCCGCCAGTTGTTCGCAATCAGCCAGCACCAAAGCCAGTAACGGTTAACCCTGAGCAAAGGTTGTATCAGCAAGAGATCAGTAGTCTCGCCAGCTCGGTTGATTTCAAGACCAAAGCCGCTAAAGAGTTGATGGCCATTGGATCGCTCTCATCGGCAGAGCGCTACCTAATCGAGGGCAAAGCGCAGAACGCCATCAGGGGCTGCCTTCTGAACCAACAACAGCGAGGCGTCCCCTTCTACCAAGGCAAGGCAACCTGCGCGGCCGCTGAGCCCGCTCCCTGAACCGGAAAACTCCCATGACGGCCAGGCGTGGGCAGTGCAGCTCGATCTCGATCATCCATCCGACGATTCAAGGCTGCCCTCCTATCGGCACCCAACCCTGCGCGAGCTGCAGGAAGACCTGGACCGCGCTTACGACGCCTTCCACATGCTCCGTGGCGTCAAATCCAAGTACCTCCCGCAAGAACCAGCAGAACCGCATGATGCCTATCAATCCCGGCTGAACTGCTCCGTCTTCGCTGATTTCTTCCGTAGTTCCATCGTTGCCTTTACCGGCATCCTCTCCAAGTTCTCGCTGTCCAATCCACCACCGTCCATGGCCGATGCCGTGGACAACATCGACCTAGAAGGCAACAGCATATCGGTATGGCTAGAAAAAGCCGACACCCTCATGCTCCGTGATGGTGGTGTGCTCCTGGCAGTGGACATGCCCGCCGGTCGGCCGATGAACGCTGCCGAAGAGATCGCCCAGGGCCGCAGACCGTATGCGCTGATGCACCCTCGCGCCAAGGTGCTCAACTGGATCGCCACCGTTGACAATGGCGTCGAAACACTGCAGCAGGTTGGCATCCTGCTGCTGCAGGAGGAACCCGACCCGCCGTTTGGTGTGCGCACCGTTCCCCGTTACAAGGTGATCACGCGGGAAGGCTGGACGGTCTACCGCATCGATCGTGATGCCACCAACGAACTCACCGCCACGGTCGAATCCGAAGGTCTCTACCAGACCCCATCCGGCCAGCCGCTACCCTTCCCGCCCGTGGTCTGGTATCCCGCCGAGCATGCCGGGTTTGGCCAGGGTGAGCTGCCGCTCCGGCAGGTGGTGGAGCACAGCATTGAGCATTTCCAGCAACGCTCAGACCTGCGCAACAAGACCCGCCGCTGCGCGATGCCAGTCCCCGTCGCGATCGGCCGCACGCCACCTGCACCCGGCGAGGCACGCAAGCCGCTGGTGATCGGGCCCAACAGCATCGTTGATCTCGATGCTGGCGGTTCGTTCTCCTTCGCAGAACCATCAGCCAGCAGCCTGGCGGAACAGCGGGAGCAGATTAAGGAGGTTGAGAAGCTCATCTCCCGCCAGACACTCGGGTTCCTCTACGGCGATCCGGGCAGCACGAAAACCGCCACACAGGCCGGCCTTGAAGGTGCGCAGACTGAGGCGACCATCGCCAGCATCGCTGAGCGCAAGGCATCCGCCGTGCAGTCACTGATGCAGATCTGGTGCGCGTTCACCGGTGAGCAGCTCCCCGAAGATGCCGGCATCGCCATGAGCGCGTCGCTGTTTGAGCGGCCGCTGGAAGCAACGGACATCAAGCAACTCCAAGACCTAACCGGTGGTGAGCAGCTCATCTCCGTGCAATCAGCCATCGAAGAACTGCAACGCGCCGGCAGGCTCAAGGCCACAACCAGCGTCGAGGACGAAATGGACCGCATCCGTGCAGAACGTCCAGCACCTGCCGATGACGTGGGCCTGAACGACCTGGGCGAGCTGTAACCGGAAACCTAAGCCGTCCCAGACACCACCCGCCATGTCTGCCGCAAGCCTCTACGAAGCGCTGCACAACACCGTCTCGGAGCAGATGGATCTTGACGATCCGCTGTCCATGATGGAAATCGTCGGTGCCATCGAAATGGTGAAGCATGATCTGCTGGT